TTACGATGGCTAAAGCGATGCTTGGCTTTTATCAAAATCGGCAGCAAACGGACACATCCGCCAAAATATAACTACAAGTGGTGTAAAAACATTTAGTATATACGCTAAAGCAAATACCAGTAATTGGATTCGTTTAAGATTTGATAACTCGGCAGGAGACGAAAATGCTTGGATAAACATTAGCAATGGTTCAATAGGTTCTGACACTGGCATTGCAACTTATACAACAGACATCGGGAGTGGTTGGTATCGTTTAGCTATTCAATCAGACTCAACAAATTTAACTAATTTCCGTATTTATCCAGCTGAAGGAGATAATGATTCAAGCGCAACAAGCGGTTCTATCTACATCCAAGATGCACAATTGGAATATGGTTTAGTAGCCACCGACTATATAGAAACGACAACTGCGGCAGTATACAAAGGCATCACGGACAACCTACCGAGACTGGATTACAGCGGTGGAGCATCGTGTCCGAGTCTCTTGATTGAACCGAGTAGGACGAATGGAATAGCACAATCAGAATATTTTGAATCTTGGACACAAGATGGCATTACGACATCATCAAATACTACTGATACATTAAGCCCCGAAGGATTATACAACGCCTCAAAAATAACTGCGGTATCTGGAAATCAAAGAATCTATGTAGGTTCAACACATTCTGCGGGTGTTATTACTGGAAGTTTTTATGTTAAGGCTGGGACTACTGATGTAATAACTTTTAACGCATCAAGTTTCCTAATAACCTATAATCTAACCACTTTAGCCGTAACGGAAACAATAGGGACTGGAACAATCACGCCCGTAGGGAATGGATGGTATAGAGTTACTGCAACTTCAGCAGTTTCAGCGTCAGCGAATAGAACGCCTGAAATTATAATTAATACGGCCTCTGCGGGTGAATATTGTTATATATATGGGGCGATGATTGGAGTAGCAAATTATGAAACATCCTACATCCCCACCTACGAAACGAGTGCGAGTAGGGCTGCGGATTTTAGTAGCAACAATGACCTTGTTGATACTCCGATAGCAATCGGTGCAAATGACGATTTTACGTTTTATTACGAAGGTTCTTTTGATAAGGATGGAGCTAATGGTATGATAATGGGTGGTGGTGTCGCTGGTGCTGCTGCCGACTCTCAAAGTTATTGGTGGGTTAGAAGTTCAGAACTTTTGTTGGCTGGAAATGGACAAGTTACAATGGCATCCGCATCATTTGCCGCAGTGAAGAATACTAATTATAAGATATTGGTAAAAAGAAATGGTAGTCTTATAGACACTTTTGTAAACGGAACAAAACTATCAACTACTCAAAGTGCTACAAATACCGCATTTACTTTCCGTTCATTGGGTTGGTCTTACAGCAACTCCGTTTATAAAGTAAGTGGCAACATAAAACAGGCTATGATATTCTTAACTGGATTAACTGACCAAGAGGCGATTGACCTAACAACTATATAATATGGAAACATTCAGAAAATATGTATATGCCTCACAAGAGGCGTGGGAAACACAAAAAGCCCTAATCGTTCAAACCGATGAAGAAGGAAACGAATCGTACACCAATGAGGTAGTGATGGTCGTAGAACTTGGACACGTTGTAGAAACTCCAGCCGTACTTGATGAGGATGGCGAGGTAGTAACCGAAGCCGTACTATCTACGGACTACTGCGTGGATATCCTATGGCGTAACGAAGCACACGCTGACTTTGTGCCGACTTGGGTTGTGCCAGTAGGCATACATACTTTCGGAAGCAAACACGCAGCAGAGTATGCAAAGGCGTATTGTGAGGCGAACCCCGAAGCGGAGTATTGCAACCCACCTGCGCCAGAGGATTTAATTTAATCCAAATAATTTAATGAAAAGACTGAAGACAGGAGTAGTGAATACTCTATCTTTCGTCAAGCTATCATCTTTCACGGTGAACAGTTTTGACGTTACATTGGATAAGGTGGTAGGTACTGGTAGTCTAACGATTACCAACCTTACTGACCTTAACAACCTTGACTCCTGTAAGGATTTCATTCAGATTAACATAGACCTTTTGTCTAATGACCTTGAGGGTGGAGAGTATGAGCTTACCATAACTAACAGTGGTGAAAGCTACAAGTATCTTACAGAGGTACAAGATTACACAGTTACTCAAACAGGTACAGGTATTTATGGCTCTACCGTGAGGTTTACTGACCTATAAATTGTAAATTAATACAATGGGACTACTATCTAATATATCAGAATTCTTTGCATCTAACACTTATGTGCAAGCTACAGAGCATTCTATTGCAACAAACGAGTTAGAGAACTCTATTGAAGACCTTAATGGTCGTTACAGATTAGGACATACTTTAGTAGGTGACTACATTAAGTTCGGTGTGAACGATGACTTCCCCGTTATCCTTGAGAAGATGTTACGCCAATCACCTGTTCATAGTGGTATCTTAACCAAGAAAGCAAAGATGGTAGTTGGTAACGACATTGACTACTCTGATGACTTTGCTAAAAGCAACAAGGCTAAAGCAGAACTCAAGGCTTTTGTAAACCACTGTGGTGGAAACAACAAAGGTCTATACGAAGTATTAACCCACGCATCATTCCAATACGAGCATAAGGGTGCATTAGCATTTTATGTGCGTTGGAACAAGGGTCGTACAAAGATACTTGAGTTTAAGTCTTTAGACCCTAAAGGAGTGCGTGTAGCAGAGCCAAATGAGAAAGGTGAGGTAACACACTACATCGTTCGTAGAAGCTTCGGCTATGGCTCTAATTCTGTACAGCACAATGAGCCTCGTAAGATTAAGGCATTTAATAAGTTTGATAAGAGCGGTACTGAAGCGGTACTTTATGTAGGTAACCCATATAGTGGCAACCCATATTATGGTGTACCCAGCTACATCTCTGCATTCCACTACATTGAATCTGACTTCAGCTTTGGTAAGCACATTAAGAACTCTGCCGAGAACGGCTTTACGCCTAAAGTATTAGCTACCTTCATTGGTAGAAATATGAGTGCAGAGCAGAAGCGTGAGGAGTATAAAAAGTTCAAGGAGTCCTTTACAGGCGCAGACGCAGATAACTTCATTGTCTCGTGGGTAAAGAAAGAAGAAGATGCTCCCGTTTTTAAACCACTTGATATATCCAATTTAGACAAGACCGTAGATGTCTTATCAAAACTTAATGATGCTAAAATACTCACAGCCCACAACGTTACTTCTCCTACTCTATTTGGTGTTATGGTTAGTGGTAAATTGGGAGGCACAGGTAACGAACTTGTTACGGCTTATCAAATATTTAGAGCGACTGAAACGCTGCCTAATAGAGAAATTCTTTTAGACTCTGTAAATAGAATCTTTGCTACTGTGGGTTACGACCAGATGAACCTTGCTGTTGTTGAAGAGCCTATTAACTTGGAGAGCATCAAGGGTGCTAACACTGAAGACTTATAATAATGGTTGACGTAATATTCATAGACGATAACTACCTGTACCAAAACTTCCCTTTGCCGAAGCGTATGGACAGAGGTGCTTTATTGGCATTAATCCAATTGGAGCAATTCACCTCAATACAAGACCTTTTAGGTACTTGCTTATACGAAGACATTGAGGCTAAAGTATTGGCAGAGACATTAAATGTTTCCGAGCAAGGGTTGTTTAAGTTGGTGAAGTACACGTTAGCTATGTATTCAGCAAAGGCTGCTATATCTATATTAAGAACGGCCACTGCAACGACCAAAGCGGAGGAGCAGAAGCAAGACCAATACATCCTTGACACTATATCTACTACTGTTGATAGTAAACTATCTTACATCAACAAACGTATCACTAACTATATCCTTGACAATGAGGCAATTAAAGCAATCGCTACTGCCGATGGTTGTAACAATGACTTGTTTGATGAGGAAGATACCTACCAAGGTGATGTGTTCTACCCTCAAGATGGTATTATATATAAATCCTGCGAAGACGGAGGAGTAAGCTACAACCCCTAATGGACACTACAGATATCAAAGTATTACTTCTCAACACCTCTACGATGGCGATATCATTCTCCAACTTGGAGAACACGCTAAAGATATTATTGCTTTTAGCATCCATAGGTTACACTGCACAGAAGTGGTACTTTATGAATAAGCGACAAAAAAAGAGGTAGACTAACGCCTACCCCTTCTTGTTGCAAGCACCCTTACAGGTACATTCTACAGGTGCGTTCTCGCACCAACTTACTTTACCTTTGTTCTTTTTCGTATTCTTGTTTTGATATGTATTTGAGGCTGTATTTGTTTTTCTTTTTGCCATTTATCATATTTCCACAGTAAGGACCACTTATACCATAATGTTTAGCTGCGTGATTCCTTGATTTAAAATAAAGATTATCTACTTCGGAATAAACAGGTTTCATACTTGCTCTTCCATCAGCATTTGGGTTTCTGCTACCTTTAATTGCGTTTGATATATTTTGTCTGTGTCTTTTAGTAAGACGCATTCCTTTAAAGTGACCTCCTCCTGATGCATTATTTATTAAATTATAAGAGTTACAATCTTGTTGAGCGTTAAGATATTCAAGTATCGTTTCTTCGTACAGTCTGTAATGCTCACCTATATAAAGTGTTTCTCTAAAGAAACTTTCTTTTCTTTTTTTATAAGCATTTAAAAAGTAAGTACCGCTCCCTATATATCCGTCATTAACATTCCCTTTATGACTGCCTATATAGTACATATCATTAGAAGTGTCATACCATTTATATACAAAGCCTGTATCCATTACTTTATTTTAGTTCTTTTATCAACTGAACGAACAGCAAAATACCCGCCTATCACTGTTACGCTTACCAGCTCCCATAATCCAATCCATCTCTCGTTAACACTACTAATACCAAAGCCTTCAAAGAAGGTCATAAGCACCAGAAATATCATAACGGTTGCAAGGGTTAATGGTCTAACGTTCTTACTCAACCAAGAATCGGTAAGGCTATCAGCCTGCCAACGCTTGGTGATTTCTTCTTCTATGCTTTGACGCACAGCTTCTTTCTCTTCGGGTGTAGATACAAATCTATCTACCACATTGGCAACTGCTTCCACAGCTTCCTTCGCACCCCCTGTAAATAGTTTGGTTATTGGATTTCCCATAATTAGCTACCACACGCTTCACACTCTGGATTATCAATGGAGCATTGAGCGTTATTGTTTTTCTCGTAATTAGTCATTTCGTCTACGAAGTCAGCGAACGAATCGCTTACATCAAAATCATTTTTCATATAATATATATCTTTAAAATTCAATACGTCCAAATCACATCTTCACTTTTGCTTGGGTCATCATC